GGCTTCGATCCATAGTTTGTGCGGGCGAGGTTCGTCAAATGAAAAAAAACGATTTTCCCGACAAAGTCCTAACGAGCCGTGATTTATTATAGAAAATTATTGCATAAAGTGCAACTTATTTATTTATTACTTTACAATAGGGCATCCGTCGCATTAACTCATACGTAGTGCTCCTCGATATTGTAGTTGAACAGGTAGCCCTGCTTGCTAGTCCTGTATCGTTCGAGGGTCTTTTTGGCAAGGTCCTCGTCAGCGATTACATCGCTCGACTGGTAGACTCCATCGTTGTCGGTCTCGATGATTACGTACACTTTCATCTTACGCCTCCAGCTTTCTCCCGCACATCGGGCAATAGTTGATTTCTGCGTACATATTCACTCCTTGAATTTGTGCTAATACGGCGCAAAATTCTCTTTTTCTCAAGGGCGTTTTTTGAAATTTTACGAGCTGTATAAAGTCTCGATAAATTTCATCTTTACGTAACGAAAGATTTTTGCCGCGCCTTGTAACATCAAGGTTATCGCAATACTCGCACATCACTTCGCTCATTACTTTATCTCCTTTGAGATTCTGTCGCACTTCATGCCGCTACTCCTGCTTTCTGCCTTCTTGATTTCCATACTTTATCCATTCTTTTCTTTTTCAGTTCTGGGTCTAAAGTCTCGTTTATCTGCGTCCTCAGTCGTCCTAGCGTAAGCGCTGCAAGGCATTGGGCATGATAAAGAGGTTCTTTCTCTTGTCTATTGATGGCAAATTCTCTCGGAGTCATACAAACAAGGTTGTCTATATCAAAGTTGTATCTGTTGCCATCCCTGAACACAACCATCTTTCTTCCGTCAATAGGTCCGTGAGCTCGTTCGTAAATGATTCTTGCAAGGCTCTCGCGTTTACCAGAAGTGCATCTCCAGTAGTAACCTGTGCTTGACCATGCGTAGTTTTTTCCCTCAAAAACGATCGTTTCCGCACGTCTCTGCACGCTCGTCTCGTTGACCGTTATTCCTTCCTTACGTGCGATGTCCGATACCGTTGTGTATGATACACCGAACTTTCGGGCGGTGGCGCGTACATTGCCCGTCCTTCGGATTTCGGCAATGACGTAATCTTTAACGCTGCTTGCGAATTTCTTTTGTGCTTTGCCTGACTTCGGGCTTTTCGGGCAGAAGCAGATGCCGAGCCTGTACGCCTTTACGTGTGCGCTCTGTAGCGTTCTTCCAGGAGGCAGCTCATTTGCATGCAACATTGCTATTTCGGCTTCCGTCCACAGTTTCTTCATACGTACTCGCCGTTTGCAGCCTTTTTTGCTGAAATGAGGTTCATCCCTTTAGCTTCGAGACGGAGCTTCTGTTCTTCAAGTGATTCTCTGCTTACTTTCGGCTCAATGTCGCGGAATGAAGAACCGAACGCACTGTCTGTCGGTATCATGCCAGTTGCACGCACAAAGTTCGTGGCCTCTCGTGCCATGTCCGTGATTCCTTTTCCGAGTAGAGCGATGGAGTTTGCTTCCTGCGGTGTAATTTTCTTGTCTTTCAGGTCGCGCATTGCTTCGAGCATCATCGCTGTCGCCTGGAACATCGGGCTTTGCGTTTTTTGTTCGTTGTTCATGTTTATTTCTCCGTTGTAAGTTCCTTATTAGCCACCACCGCAATGATGGCGAGTGAGTGACTAGACTTTACTTGGCTCAAGTGCCTTTTTATTTCCGTTGAGCTGATTTTCTCGAAACGCTTTCATTCGTTCAGTAAACTTGTTTTCGGTTGACTTCCTGTAGAATACTTGCAATATGTCGAGCAGTTCTTGATTCTCTACTTTAAGCCTAGCGTTTTCATGGTCGCTTGCAAGCATCTTTCGGGCTAGGCATTGTTCAAGTTCCGTGTATTTTTTTTCTACGTTGTCCGCAATCTTCTTGCAGTCGTTGATGTTGAGCCTAATTTCCATTATTTTTTTTCTCCTAGTTTTGATTTTGTTCAAGTTCCGTTTCGAGGGCTGCAATTTTTGCGGCCATTTCTTTGCAAGCCTTTTCGCAATCGTTGATGTACTTCATTCGTGCCTTGTCGATTTCCTCGTATTCCGCCAAACGCTGCTCATAGACCTTGATTTGTGCTTTGTCCGTGTCCCATGCGACTTCGTGCTTACGGAGTTCTTCCAGCTCCGCTACCATCTCGTCAAACGCGAACTGTGGCAGCTCCACGGCATTGTAGCTCTGTTCCGTCTGGTTAGGGTGCAATGGGTACGTCTTTTTAGGCATCGGCATGGTGACTGGGGTCTTGAACTTCTCCAGCTCCGAGACGAGCGTGTTTCTCTCGATGACGAGGGCATCGTAGGCGTGGTGCCACTTTCCCACCTCTTCTTCGAGCTGGCGAGTGTATGCCTTGTATTCTTCGATTGTCTGCATTTGTCTTTCTCCTTTGTTCAAAACTTTGTCCACTTTTATCCTTGGATGGAGCAAACCAAGCGGCACGCTTGTGTGTAATATCCGAGGGGTTACTCTCAGGGAGTTTCGCGTGACATTGGTCCGAAGTGATAAGTGAGACTCGGACCAAAATCCATCCCTCCGGGTGCGGGTGCCAGTGTGTGAGATGTGTTGTGGAGCACCCATCGGCGATTAAATTGTTTTAGCCGTAGCCGGAGCCGTAGCCGTCGCCGTAGCCGGAGCCGTAGCCGGAGCCGGAGCCGGAGCCGTTTTTAAAGTTAAGCGTTCGGATCATAAGAGTAAACCTCTTTCAGCCTCTTGGCAGATTCCTTAGTGCAGGGCATGATTTCGAAAACATCCAACAAAAGGATTTCGTTATTTGACGGTTCTGAAAACTTGCAGTTTTCAGCCATTCGCGGACCGTTATTAGCGAGTTCCGTAAGCGTGAACTTACTATCCCATTTCCACAGGCGACGAGCCTGTGCAACCTTGACCGCGTTGGGGCTACCGAATACGGGATGTTCTACGAGATAGCCTGCGTGTACACCGCATTCGTGACCGCGGAAAATGCAGTAAGGATGATTAGCGTCGTCTTCATCAAATGACGGTGCGTTGTTGGCGATAGACGATTTCTTGACATAGATTTCGCCGTTGAAATTGATTTCTTCCAATTCTGGCATATTATTTTATCCTTTAAGTTGAGGTTAAACTTAGCGGAAGATGATGGACTCGAACCATCAAGCGGATTAACCGCGTCTCTTTAGCAAAGAGATTCCTTACCAGTTAGGCTAATCTTCCGTTGACCGCGCACAAGGGGCGAATTACGGGAATTGGTAAAATCCGTTTTCCCTCGTGCGCGGGGTGCTTCGAGCGTGGCAAAAACAACAGAGAGCTTCCGAGTCTTTTGCAGAAACAACGATCATCCGGTTATATGTTGATTGTTTTTCCTGTTTTGGATTTGGTTACTCGTCACGCCTTCCGCTTCGCCGTGGGCTAAAGTTGGGCTCGCACGGCGAAAAGGTTGTGGTTACTTATCGCTATTGAGCAAGTCAATGATGCGATTTCCCAAAGCGATCTTGTAGTCGTTCATTGCGTTGAGCTGAACCTTCCAAAGTACCTTTTGGGATGTGGAGACTTTTTCAGGGTCTGCGGAAATAGCCTTCTTGAGCTTCTGAATGTTGGCGTCAAGGTCGGCGCGTTCAATCGCAAGTTCAGCGATTACGGTTGCATTTGTACGTTCGCGAAGTCTGAAAGTATCAACAGCTTCTACTTTTTCGTTTTCGTTCATTTTGTTTTCCTTTTGTTAGTTTGTGTTAGAATGGTAAATCTATATCCTCGTCATCGCCCGGTGCGATCGGCTGCTGGTACGTGGTGCGCTGCTGCGCTCCGTATCCGCTGCCCTGCGGTGCTTGGCGCGGTGTCAGGAGCTGGAACGTATCGAGCGCGACTTCCGTCACGTAGCGCTTTGCGCCTTGCTGGTCTGTCCAGCTCCTGTTCGTGAGCCTTCCTTCCACGTAGAGCGTTGTGCCTTTACGCACCTGGAGCTGTTCGATTACGTCCGCAATCTTGCCCCAGCCTACGATGTTGTGCCACTGCGTATCTTCCTTCTGTTCGCCGTTGTTGTCGCGGTAGCGGCGGGAGGTGGCGAGGGAGAAGGAGACCTGCTTCGAGCCTGTGGTGGGGCTCACGCGGATTTCGGGGTCCTTGCCGATGTTGCCGATGAGCATACATTTGTTAAGATAAGCCATATTAAATTCCTAGTTCAGTTTGTTGAAGTTTGTCCGCTCTAGTCTTGCGGTTTATAGCCTTGTAACCGTCATAGCCGTGGGCTACTTCCCACTTCTCAAGCGCGTAGATGCGCTTAGCTATCTTGCTGTTAGCTCCGAGTTTCTCGCGAACTAGTGCCGTTGACGGGTACTTGACTTTCTTCATTCAGGTCAGTCCATTTTCTTGACAGAGTAGGTTGCGCCGTCCTGGTCGTCCCAGTCTTCGTTCAGGCTCATGGCCCTGTCGTTTAGCGCGACAAAGTCGTTTCTTTTCGCGATGACCGTTTCCTTTCCGTCCGGGTAGTGCTTGATAAGTCCGTACATATCCGTTACTCCGTGTTATCCGAACATGTCGTTGTCGGTAGGTTCAGCCGGGGCGGTTTCGGATTCTGCGGGTTCAGCAGCCTGTTCAGTTGCCGTCGGCGCCGGTTTCGCCTGCTGCGGTGCAGCCGGGGCCTTCCTTGCGCCCTTCTTCGTTTCGGCTTCCTTTTCCGCCTTGTCGTCCATCACGGCCTTCCAGCTAGTCTCGCCATCCTTGATGGATGTATATGTGGTGCGGAGCAACTGGATTTCGTTCGGCGTCAATGCAGAAAGTTCGTGGCCCACAAATTCCTTCAAGGCTTCCACGCTCACGCCGAGCTGTGCGAAAGCGTCGATGATGCGGTGCTTTGCCGCGTCGGGGTCTTGGCGGTCTTGCTGTGCCATGGTCTTCTTGATTTCCCAGAGCGCCTCGTCTACGAGGTCGCCCGGAATAAGACGGAGGCCGAGCGTCCTAACAGCCTTGGAAATAAGGGCGTTCTGCTTGTTCAGGATTTCGTCGTCGGTGGCGTGCAGGATGTAGATGGGCTGTCCGTTGTTGTTTGTACGCACTCGGATAGGCTTTTCGCCCTGTGGGAGCTTGCGGCGTTCAACCGTCTTCGTGACGGTGACATCCTGCGAGAAGTAGGTATTGGTTTCGAGGTCGCTGACGGCCACACGAATCACGCGGCGTTCGTCGTCTTCCGAGACGGTGGACGTTTCCGTGAGGATGTTAGTCATGTTTCGGATTGCAGATTCCACGAAACGGATGGACGGACCCTCGATTCCGTTGCCCACTGGCTTGTGGTAAATTGCGACCGTCGCGAAGCTGGGGCGGCTCGCGTCCTTGAGCATCTTCTGGCGCACCAGGTCAAGATCGCGTGGGCGTGCGAGGGCCATCTTGTAGCGGGCCTCGACGACCGCCTTCTGCTGTGCAGCCATGGCGAGCGCGGCGCTTTCGGATGCGGACTGCGCGGCGACC